TCGTTCGATAGCGTTGTGTCGAACGTTTTATCCACATTCGAAAACAGCTACATCATTGCCCGCGAGGATGGCGTCGCAACCAAGTTCAAAGTGACGGGAGGTCTTCCCTCAGGGTTACGGTGTACAAGTGTGGCTGGCAACGGATGGAACACCGCAATGACTCAGACCGTGCGAAACATGCTTGATAGACTACAGGTGCCTTCGACTATAACAAATTGGATCCGAGGAGACGATTCCCACATTGCCAGTCCTTCGTATGCCGAGACACTACTCTTTAGGCTCGGATATGAAGCGATAGGGGCTCAGAGTGTCGAAGGTAAATTCGGAATTTTGCACGGCGAATCCGAATTTCTGCGTGTCTGGTACGACAAGGATGGGGCACACGGGTACCCAGCGCGCGCGATTCCAGGCCTGTTACAGAGGAAGCCTTGGAATCCGGAGCCTTGGTCGAGATTCGCAGTTCCAAGCTCAGTGCACTCAGTCGTTACTATTCTGAGGCGCAGACTGTCTGACTCTTCGAGGGTGGATGCATGGTGGGCCGCTTACAAGACAACTTGGTCGAAGATCAACCACTGCTCCACCGCTGTTTTTTCGTCGCCTGCATCTTTGGGGGGTCTGGGACTGGACAATAACCGCACAATTATCCGCATAATCCCACCATTGCCCAAGTCGACTGACTGGCCCTTCAAATTCAATGTGACTGAATCTGCGATATCGAGAGAGCTGGACACATTGAGCTCCGTTCTACCTGTGTCACGAGACGAGGCTTCCTCTATAGCACAGATCAAGATGGGACGTCTACTGTCCTCAGATGATGTCCTACAGATATCGTCCGTCCTCAGACAGCGTGTCTCCTCTATACGGCCCAGATCAGCAGAAAAGTGTGAGGTGACAATTCCCGCCCCCTTTGCTGAGTTAGTGACTAAAGCGTACAAGTTTGTGGGGAGTTTAGGTCCCGGATGTATGCTACCGCTTCCTGTTCCCCCAGTGCTTGCTTATGGGGCACACGCTTCACTGATAGGCGTGTGGAACACTGTGACAGATGTGTACAAGTTGAGGAGGAAATCCGGTGTCGTGAACTTCGTTGCTGGGCTGCGTCCACAGTTCCTATGGGACTTGAAGACTCTGGAAAGACGTGGCCTGTCAAG